ATCATAAATCAGACTTTGGAGGGTGCGAAGCAATCAGACCAAATTCAAGCTGCTTATAACTCACTATCACCTTTTGGGATTGGTCTTGGTTTTATAACTGAAGATGATAGCAATCCCTTGCCACGTGGCAAAGTAATGTTTGGGCAAGTATTAAAATATTTAAGATCATCAGCTAAAAATATTAAAGCTGCTTGGAGTATTCAAGATCGTCAATTAATGATTATAAAAAAATCAGAGGTTTTACCTGATAAAGCTATCAAGCTAAACAGTAAGTCAGGGCTTATAGGTACAGCAGAGCGCACTATATTAGGATTAAAAGGGAAGTGTTTAATCAACCCTAATATTAAAATCGGCTCTATGCTTAACATTAATGAAAAAGACGTTCTTGACTATTTACTTCCAAATACTTCCATTTTTGCAGCTGTTAATAAAAGACCAGATACCAGCAGGGATGGATTTTATAGGGTAATTTCCTTGTCAATTTCTGGAGAAACAAGAGGCGGGCCTTGGTATATGGATTTTAATTGTGTTGATTATGATAAATCAGCAGCAACAGGATTTCAAATAAAATCATGATAGATAGAAATGATCGTATAGAAGATCAAGAAGAACTTCAAAGAACAATCTTTGAAACACTTCAAACTGGGTTGTGGACTACTCTGCCTGGCATTATTGACTCAGTGAACCTTGAGGCTCAAACCTGTTCAGTGGTACCTGCTATTAGAGCAAAGGTCAAAGATAGTGCTGGCAATATAACAGATGTTGAATTGCCACTACTGGTAGATGTGCCTATAATATTTTCAAGGGCTGGGGGCTTTGCTTTGACTTTCCCTGTTGCTATTGGGGATGAGTGCTTAGTTATATTTGCTTCAAGGTGCATTGATGCTTGGTGGCAATCCGGTGGAGTACAAAATCAAGCCGAATTAAGAATGCATGATTTATCTGATGGCTTCTGTATGTTAGCTCCAACATCTCAGCCAAAAAAACTTTCTAATGTTTCCGCTGTAAACGTTCAACTGAGAAATGAAGCTGGTGATACTTATATTGAAATAACACCTGATGGAAAAGTTAAGGTGATGGCAACCAATGACATAGACATTATTTCGGCTGAAAGAATTAAAATGCTGAGTTCGCCTTTTGGAAACTATATGGAGGTAAAGCCAGATGGTGAATGCCGAATTTCTAATGGCCCTGAAAATGCTTATATGACAATTAAAGAAAATGGAAAACTTCACTTTCAGGGTGAGGAAATTTCTTTTGGTGGTACAGCAGGTGGTACAATATTCTGGGGTAATATATACAATTACTTTGGTAAGATGTACCTTACAACTGGTGTTAATATAACTGATCATGTTCATGAACAACCAAATGATGCTGGTGGTGATGCTGAAGTTGATACAAACGCACCTAAAAACCCTTAATGGATTGAGTTATGAAATATAGAGAATTGGATAAAGATGGTGATATGAAGTTTGGTAATCAGCAAGGTGATTTTTTAATAGACAGTCCTGAAGCTGTTGCACAGTCTGTGTTAACAAGGTTAAGACTTTGGGTTGGTGAGTGGTTTTTAGATACAAGCAAAGGCACACCTTATGAACAGGCTATGTTGGGCAAAGGAAAATTAGAAACTATTGAACCAGCTATGCGGACAAGAATTCAAGAAACTATAGGAGTAACTGAGATTCTTGAATTTAGTTTAGTTTGGAAATCGACAATTAGAAAAGTAGAGATAGTAGCAGAAATAAATACCGAGTTTGGTTCAACCCCATTAACAGGAGTATTATAATGGCAATATCAGATTTATTTTTTTTAGACTCTGAAGGCTTACACGTTCCAGATTATAATGATGTTCTGGAAGACAGAAAAGAAAATTATAAAAGTATATATGGAGAAGATGTAAACCTTGATGCTGATTCACAAGATGGTGAATGGGTTGCAGTTGAAGCGTTGGGGCTATATGATGTCATGCAAACCTGCCTTGCTGTTTATAATTCTTGGAGTCCTTCAACAGCTCAAACAGATGCTTTAACACGTAATGTAAAAATAAATGGCCTCACGAGAGCTGATCCATCAAATTCAACTGCTGATCTAAAACTCACTGGTGATGTAGGAAAAACTATAACCAATGGATATGCCAAAGACTCTCAAGGCAGAAAATGGTTTTTACCATCATCAACAACTATTGGCGCAGGTGGTGAGGTTGTTGTTTCAGCCTCATGTGAAATAGAAGGTTCCATTGAAGCTCCGATTGATACTATAAATATTATAGGCACTCCAGCAAGAGGTTGGTTGACAGTTACTAATGAAGCTGCAGCAAATGCTGGTGAGCCTGTTGAACCCAACGCTGATTTAAGAGTTAGACAATCTATCTCAACCATGTTTCCCTCACAATCAGTATTTGATGGACTTAAAGCTGCTGTGGCTGCTGTGTCTGGTGTTACCAAACTTAAAGGATATGAGAATGATACTGGGTCAACCGATGGTGATGGCATAACAGCTCATACCATTGCAGTAGTTGTTGAAGGTGGTTTGGATAATGACATCGCTGAAGCAATCTTTTTAAAAAAATCTGTTGGTTGCAAAACCCAAGGCAGTTCATCAGGAGTTGTGCAAGATGCTCTTGGAAATAATAATACAATTAATTTTTATAGAACTGACGAGCAAACAATACTAGTTGAAGTTGAGGCTGATGAGGTTGGTACATACTTATCGACAACTGATGATTTAATCAAACAAGCTGTTGCTGATTATATTAACTCCCTTAATATTGGTGATGATGTTTATATCTCAAAATTATACTGCCCAGCAAATCTGGAAGGGATTTCACAAGGCTTAACTTTTAATATAACGTCAATTCAAATTTCTATAAGTCCGGCTGGTGTTGGCTCTTCTGATTTAGTAATTGCTTTTAATGAGCTGGCTATATGTGATGTTTCAAATATAACTGTGACGGTGACATAATGATTTTATCAGACTATTTAAATTTAATCCCTCAGCAACATAGAGAAAAACCAAAGTTTATTGAAACAGTATCAACCTTTGTTTCATCTTGCGTACATATTCAAGATGTAATGGGTTCAACCCTTAAAGAATTTGATATTGATTTTGCTATAGGTGCGCAACAGGACATTGTAGCGGAGTGGGTTGGCTCAAGCAGAATTATCCCAACCCCTATAGCCGGTTTTTATTTTACATGGGGTGGCTCAGTTCAGACTGGTTGGGATTCTGGTATTTGGAAAGAAGGGTGATTTGAATACTATATATACAATACTGTTTAAAGCTTTCTTTATATCTTTTCTAAATACTACAGTTATTGATAACCAAGACATGAGCATGGAAATTCAGACAGTGGGATTTTCTGATTTAGATATCAATTTGCTTGAACAAGGAATTTTAATTTTAAAACCAATGGGAGTTGGAATAACTTTTTCACATACATAAAAGGGGAATATAAATGGCTACAAACGATATTTTAAAATTTGCTGGGAGTGCGGTTTCAATGTTGGATGATGCTGCTTATGCTTTATTGAATGAAGGTGGTCATGAGATAGGCGTGGCTAACCCTGAGCTTGCAAATAAAGCTTTGTTGCAGTCATCATTATTGGCCGCTGGTTTGGCTGAATACATAGCAGATAATCAAGTGGTTGATATTGATGATTCTTTAACCCCAGCTGAAATAGCAGTATATTTATTCAATGCTGTAGTAGCAACTATCCCAGATGTACCAGATGCAAGCACTATTGAGAAAGGCAAAATTGAAATATCCACATCGGCCGAGGCTCAAGCCCTAGCATCAACATTAGTTGCTATTACACCATCAACTCTTAATGCTGGCCAAAAAGGTGCCAATCAAGATTTACTACAACTTGGTCGACAAGTTCTTTTTGGTGGTTTGATTTTGCAATGGGGTTTGAGTGCAGCTATAACCACGGGAACCCCTATTTCATTTAAGGCACCTTTTCCCAATGCAGTTTTTGGTGTTTTGCCAGTAGATTATCAGGGGTCAATCATCCAAGAGCCAAAAGCGTTTGCGGCTAATCAGCCCACGGTAAATGGTTTTACTCTTGTAGCATCTGTTGATACCGATGTGGCTTTTTGGGTTGCATTAGGATTTTAATAATAATAATTTATAAGGAGAAAAATGAAGATGAAAAAATTAATGATCTTGTTGCTGTTTGTTTTATTCGCTTTACCAGCATACTCTCAAACAATTGATATCACAGCATATTATGCTGAACCTACCAAAAAGGATAATTCCCAGTCCAAGTATATTTATACAATGCCAGCAGTGGGAACTAGTACGACACAAGTTTTTAAAATTAATTCTGATGCAAAATTTGGGGATATATTGGAGTTGAGCATCCGATACCCGTCAAGTGCTGATTATGTAGTATGGATAAGTGAAAATGAGTCTGAAGCTGATGATCCCAAAACATCAATTGTTAAATATACTATTGATACTTTTTATTTTAAACCAGCACTGCCTTTGACTACATATATAAACAGGGACTTACCAACAACCAATGTTATATATGTGACAATTGAAAATAATGGTGCAGCAACTGGTATTGGTGAGCTTGTTGTAGTATATGGAGGTGGGAGATAATATGAAGAATTTTATCTTAGTTTATTTTTTATTTTTTATATCAGTTGCTCAGTGCTTTGCATCAACTGTTGATAGGCCAAGCTCACCTTCTGATATTACAAACCCAGTTGATGGTGATTTCGGGGCAGCTGGGTTTATTATGGAAAATCTTATAATTCATCCTGACACGGGAGAGGGGACTTATAAACTCTATACAAAAGATGGTAAACCTTATTTTCTTGCAGATACTTATTTTTATAGTCTTGCTCAAAGCATATCCATAAACTCTGTTTTAATTTCTGAACTCAGTCTATATCCCTTCAAACCAATTGCCTCAGTTGGTGGGTATGATTTAGGATACACACTATACTTTGATTCAATAACCTGTCCTGATGGATTGAAAGAGATTACAGGTAGCGCAACAAGAGTTCAATCTGATGGGACTGTATCAGCTGGAAACATGATGATGCTTGGTTCTTCTGTTGTTAGTGACATTGCATGGGATGATGGAGCGTCTTATATGCGTAATGCAGTTACAACATATGACTGGAGTGAGACAGATACTGGAGGGACTGCAATTCTTGATTCTGATAGTTATCTTGAATTGTCGGCCACAACAATAGGTGGTGGTGATTTAATTGAACAATTAATATTACCATTAACTTCTGTTAGCTTTATAGATGTGGTTATAAAACTCAAATCATCTTTTGCTGCATCTGGGGATGGTAGCATTTTAGTGTCAGTATCTGATTCAGCTTCAACACACGCAAGTTTTGAAACAATAGGTGTTTCTTTAGATCAAAATGATGTTGGTGGTCTGGCCACGATAGTCCGTGTTGAGCCAGCAAACACATTCACATTGCCAGGAATAAATGACGTTGCTCAAGATGGGTTGTTATATAACGTGAGATTTAAAATTAATCTGGACGGTTCCTGGATTATTCAAAAGTTGGTTGGAGGGGTTGAAACAAATATTGTTGTAATGGGTGAAGAGACAACTAGCAGTCCTGATTTTTTCGCTCAACAATGCACCACGCTTGATACGTGGACAGCACCCTTTTTGAAATTAATATTGAAATCTGAAAGTGCAGCTGACACTTTTTGGAGTCAGATAAGTGGCATTTATATTTACTGGGAAAATTAATTATGAGAAAAATAATACTATCATTAATATTTATTTTAGCATTACCATCTTTTTCTTTTTCTGTTCAAGAAGTTGTGTGGGGTTGGAAAAACTTAGGTGATGAAGAAATTGCATACAATGGCGCTGCGAATTGTACTTCTGGTTTTTCAAAATGTCCTGATGATGGTTTTAATTACAGAGGGGAAAAAGAACGGACTCTTTTTGCTGGTTCAACACCTTCAGTATTTTATACAGATCATTTCAATAGAGTATTTAGGTTCAACGTAAAAGACACAGTTGAAACAACGGTAAAAGGTAAAGTCACTATATATAAAAATGACACAAAGGTTATTGAATACATAACCGGACTTGTGTCTGATGAAACTGAAGCTCCTTATGGTGATATTCTTTTTACAATCGGTCAGGCTGTTGGTGATGGTGAATACTTAACTGGAGATGATGAAACTACTATAGGTGATTATGGGCAGAGTAATGCAATTAAATTTTGTGTAAGCTCTTGTGATTCAGGAAACTCTTGTGGTGCTGAAACATGTAGTGATGGAGGGGTTGATTTTGCAGGTGCTGGGGTAGGGTTTTACACTCCGCCTTATTTTATGACTACATATCCTGATGAGTTTGATGCTGAGGAGCACACAGGTGAGCATTATACTCTTTTACAGGATGTGACTTCAACCAGTGCTTATGTAGTTGTAAATACTCCGAACCTTATCGCTGGCTATATCCGTATTGAGTATGGAGAGACAGATTCCTATGGAGAAGTAAGTTCAGCAGTTGGCTTAACAGGTATACAAAAAATATTGTTGACAGACTTAACAGAAAATACACTATATCACTATAGATTATTATGGCGGAGTTTTGGTGATGACACTTCTGATCAATATGGACAAGATAAAACCTTTACAACCTTAAAGCCTGCAGGCTCAGATGTACGTTTTATTATTTTTGCTGACACACATTTGGTGTGGAGGAATAGTTCTGATGTACTATTATCAAAAGGTATATTCAAAAAAGTAAAAGAATATAATCCTGATTTTATAATTGATATTGGAGATACTCAAGGTGGTGATAATGGTCTTGCCTTTTTTCAAGAACAGTTTGACTCCTTATACTCTTTAAATAATGCATTATTTCAGTATGTTGATATTCCTATTCAGTTTGATATTCCAGGCAATCATGAGGCTTTTGGCTCTTACCTGCAAAACGTTATTGACCCAGAAGAGATTTCTGTTCCATTTCACGACCAGCCTTGGATTAATCCTATATATGCAGGAACATCAAGAGAAAAATATTTTGCTAACATAGATCACGGAGAGTCATTGTCTTTAGACCATAAAACTTTTGCAAGCTGGGAAAGTGGAGATGCTGTTTTCATTTGCACAGACCCCTATTCATATACAGATGTTTATCCAACTAACTGTGACACCAACTGCACGTTCACTTATGGGCCTGATCAAGAAGCGTGGGTTGCAAATATACTAGCAACAACAACAAAGAAATGGAAATTTATTTTTTCTCATCAACACCTAGGTGGAGAGAACAGGTCAGACCCTGGAAAAGGTTGCTATGGGAAAAGTGGGGCATCTGGATTTCATAGAGGTCAAAATTTAACAGAATTATATCCATATATCAAAGACCCAAAGCATACAGTTTTATTTCTTGGGCATGACCATATGTTGGCAATAGATAAATATGAAGACTTACATATTGTGCATGCTCCAGCCTCCGGCCTCTGGACAGCTGGTCAAACATGGAACCAAAACAAGGCTGGCTATGATGTTTCAAGAAAGTTTCAGGGCAGTGGCAAAAGCTGGGCCGGTGCTTCTCATGGATATTTTAATGCATCGCTTTTAGTTGCGCCAACAAATCAGGGTGCTTATTATAGTATAACATATACAAATGAATCTGGTGTTGAGGCTCTTGACACTCCTGAGAGAGACAAGCCAGCCATTGCAATTTTTCAGCCTGAGACACTAACCAATATAACCCAAAATAAACAGGTTGATATTTATTATGAAGCTGGGGAAAACTGGGAAGACACTATTGACACAACGCTAAAAACAATCAGAATTTTACAAGATAGCTTTCAACCTGAAAATATGGAGGGTTGGCTTCCTAGTGATGAAATAGCAATCCTGCATAATCAGCCAGGTTTTCTAGTTGTTGATTTTGATTCAGAAAAAGTTGTAATGGAGATGGTTGACCTTGACGGAGTGCCTGTACCAAATACAAGATTGATTTTAAAATAGGAGTTATTATGAAAAAGTATTTATTTGTTTTATTTTTTATGGCGTCCCAGTGTTTTGGCTCAGATGTTAATATACCAGCAACCTATGTTAAATCAGAGATTATTGGACCCCTTGAAGCAAATGGAGCAATTCCAGTTAACATCCAAGACCAGTATTCAAGGATGCTTGATTTACCTTTTATTAATGCGAACCCAGCCAATTTCACTACACTTACTGCGGATGCTTCTGAAGGTGATTATATTATTTCAGTGACACAAACAACTGGAATGGTGGAGGGTTCAATCGTTGGGCTGTCTCATCCCGATGGCCAATTTTATTTTGGAAATATAACAGACATAGATGGGTTAGATATAACACTTGACACTAGGCTTGATAGTGACTTTCCGTCTGCTGACTCAAACATTTTTCCAGGAACCACCAATATGAATGTGGAAGGGACTATGGCCAACCCTATAATATTTCAAGTCAGGGGAGTGGGGCCAGGTTCTGGCATTGAGGTTGACGTAACCAGAGTAATGGGCAGTATGACTGATGACTCAGCTATGACTGACGCTTTGTTTGGGAGCTTAACAGCATTAACGAATGGTGTAGTGCTAAGAGTGACCAATGGTGTAATGCAAAATTTGTGGAATGTTAAAACTAATGGAGAGTTTGCCCTGTTATGTTTTGATGCTTTTTATCCAAATAAAGTACCTACAGGGGTATATGCTTTTAGGTTCAGAAATACTTTTGCTGGACCGTCAAAACATGGAGTGACAATAAGGTTAGCAGAGGGTGATATTTTAGAAGTTCTTATACAGGACGATTTAACAGATTTAACAGATTTTCATATGATGGCCCAAGGGCATTTTGTAACAAACTGAGGCAATGATAATGTTTGAATTTTCAGAAACATCTTATAATAATATGCATGGCTGTGACCCAAGATTGAAACAGATTGCCTTCAGAGCCATTGAGATTACTCCTTTTGATTTTGGGGTTCCTGCTGATGGTGGTTTAAGAACAGCAATGAGACAAAATGAATTGTTTAAAAGTGGAAATTCTAAGTGTGATGGTTATATAAAAATAAGTAAACACCAAGCAACCAACTTAAGCCCATGGTCAAAGGCCATTGATTTTTATGCTTATATAGAAAGGAAAGCAAGTTGGGATAAACATTACCTTGCAGTCATCGCATGTTCTTTTTTGCAAGCGTCTTGTGAGTTGGGTTACATAATAGAGTCAGGGGCTTTATGGGGTTGGGATTATCCACATATTCAAATTTCTAAATTAATGGACATTGGTTAAAACATAGGAGCTTGTGATGGTTGAAAAGTTATTATTAAATTTTTTAATGAGTGTTGGTAGCAGTGGCATAATTGGTTTTTTATTGGTTCTGATTTTAGTGTATACAGGAGTCCTAATATATTGTGTGATAAAAATTAGGACTCAATGTAAATCAATAACAGCGATGAGTGTAGCCATGAAAAAGAAAGTTGAAGAAAAAGAGCTTGATGAAATAAAAAAGAATATCGAAAAGATGGAAATAAAAAATTCAGCTGACCACAATATTCTTTTCAAAGCCTCAACTGAGCAATTAAGGATTTTGAGTTTTTTAGAGGGTAAAGCGTCTTGATAAACAGAACAGGGTAAAATACCTATATTGCCCTGTTCTGTTCGCTTTTTATCTTACTTGTAAGGCCTAAACCACCCTTGCCAGTATGATCTTAAAAGTTTTCTGTACATATTAGCCTTCCATTCTGCCATGCCATCTTCTTTACAAACAGTTTGAAATAAATCATTTATCTGAGGGATATACTTTTTATCAAGTAATCCAGCAGCAACCAACTCACATAATGAATCGTGTGCGATTGAAGCTCTCATCGCTTTGGGCTTGTCTCTCATAACGTTTGGGCCATTCCATTCATAACCTCCGTAAACACTCAGCTCCCCATTTGGGTTAAGTTCTATGTACTCTCCCAGAACCAGGTGCTTATCAACTTTAAATCCAATAGGAGCTACAAATTTAATCTCCGTCATAAAAGATTTTAATATTCTATTTCTATACTTAACACCTTTGCCGGATATTTCTTCATACTCCATAATTAGTACACTGTCAACACTTAATTTTTTTATTGTCTGTTCTACCATGTTAATAATTCCTCACATTCACTAGGTTTAAGATGGCACATTATAGCATCAATGTTTTCATCCAGTCTTTTATTATTGTCTTCAACTTCTTCAATCCGGTGTCCGGTGGCAGTGGTCATGTTGTCTAAAGTTTCCAACACCCTTGTTTCCATTCCAGTTATGGCTGATAAAACACATATGAATATTAAAACAACTAAAATATTAAAACAATTTTGATATGTCATTTTGCCTCCTTGTTGCATTTTTCTGTAGCTTTCATCACTTCTCGGTTAGCTATTGACTCATTGCCTGTCTGCTGTATGTCTAAACAACCATTGCTATCCACACAACTTGTATAAAGAGTATCTAGTGTCTTAAATGATGCTAACAACTTTGAACCCTGCCCACAATGGCAAGTCCTCATCTCAATGGTTGCGTCATCAATAACAATACCTTTTTTATTCTTTACTTGCCAGTATGTTGTGTCAGGATATACCTTTGGTACAAAATAAAATAACCATACTGCTAATGCAACTATAAAAATTGTAGCACTAAGTTTCTTATTCATTTTATTCTCCAATGCTGTCTTTGGTTTTTTGTTTTGTTTTTACTTCAAGCTCAGCCATTCTTTTATTGAATTTTTCAACCTCATTAAGTGGTAATAGAACAAATTGCTTTTCTTTAATTAATTGGCTAAGACTTTTTATAACTGGTATGATGGTTTTTACAAATCTGCTTTGACTAACTTTGTTATTATCACAAGCATCAGCCAACGTTGCCATCCTGCTCAATAAAACACTTATCTGATTTACCATTTACAACCTCCTTTTTAGTATTTTAATTTTCTCCAAATAAAGCTAATCCTTTATCAACTATCATTTCTGATAGAGTTTGCTTATTCATTAAAGCATTTATAATGTGTTCATCAATCGTACCTTTAGCAGCAATGTTAATATAAATAACTTTCTTTTTTTGACCTATCCGGTATGCTCTCTTTTCTGACTGTCTGCGTTTGCGTGAAGAAAAGTCATTACTAAAGTATATTACATATTTAGCAGCAATAAGAGTTAATCCAATACCACCTGCTTGCGGGGTGCCCACAAACACTTGAGCATCTCCTTCTTCAAAATCATCTATGGCCTTTTCTCTATCTTTCTTTTTAATACCACCATGGTACTCCACTGTTTTAATCTTAGCATTTTTCAATCGCCAAACGATGTCGGCAATTTCTACCCGAAACCTTGCCCATATAATTATCTTATGACTAGCTGGTGTAATCTTTTCAACCCTCTCCATCATCAAGTCAAGTTTCGGGTTATTACCATCAATGCGTACTGGTTCCTCAGCTTCAGGATGAAGGTAATATCCTGATGTTATTTGCGCAAGCTTCATGGCTGCTACTAATTTATTAAAAGGCGTTTCTTCATTTTCAAAAACCAGTCGACATTCGTCCTCTGCCTTCTTGTATACTTTTATTTGTTGCTTTGTTAATGAAAAGATTAATGTTTTAGAGATAGTTCCAGGCATATTGACGCATTCTTCTAATTTTCTATGAACGGAGTATGGCGCAATGAGCTTAGATAATTGGTCAAGGTTCTTATATATTGGTTTGTTGTTTTCATCTCTCGCTATGATTTGTGGGGTGCGCCTGAGTCGATTCTTGCGTTTAATATGCTGAAGTAACGGATGCTCTCTGTGAAGCATTTCAGCATACTCATTTTTGAAAGCAAAGAAGGAATCTGTACCAAGTATCTCTTCATCAAGAAAAGAGAAAGGCAGAAAGGCATCAAAGGGTGCGTTATTGATAAGAGTACCAGTCATAATCCTCCGCCACCTGCTAAAGGGTTTCAACTTCATCAATGCTTTGGACCTTTGAGCAGAAGGATTTTTAAAACTATCTGCCTCGTCAACAACAATCATTAAGTTGCGTCCCATTGTACAAAACCGCTTAGCATATTCTTGCCCTCTTTTAGTTTGAAGTGCTTCATGGTTCATTGCCAATATAGTTAGTTGGTTAAGACCACCGCTGAATATTTCATCCAATGCTTTCTTTTCTTTCTTGTCCGGATTCGCTGTCCAGTTGACGGTCTTATATTTTACCCAATCAGGCATATGTTTTGGTAACTCCAATCGAGTCCAGTTAGTATGTACACCGTTGGGTGCGATAACCAGAACATCACTGCAGTTATCGCTGGACCAGAGGTCCGCTATATCATTTATAACTATCCAAGTTTTACCTGTACCCATTTCCGATAACAACGCATAGACCTCATTGCGCCTGAACCTCTCATAGTCCTCAAGCTGGTGTTTGTAAGGTTTTGTCTTAAACTCCATGCTTCAACCTCATTCTAAGTGTTTCCCATTGCCCATCGAATATTGGAGCACCTGCTCTCCATGCTGATATTTCCAGTAACCTATTTATTGTCATTTCGTTTATCTGATCAGCCCAAGAACCATCCACTAACATCCATTTTGTTTTCATACATATTAATATAAAACCATTGCCACCAGCATTGAATTGCTTCTTGAACCAGTTCATCTGGTCTTGACTTAAATTATGCTGTGATTTTAATACAGCTGTTGTTTTACGTTTAGGCGCTAATGGGGATTTTATTTCAATCCAGCCTTCAACTCCTTCAATACAATAGTTGACATCAGGTGTTCCGACTCCAACAACATTTTCAATTCTTTCAAGCCTATCTAATGGCTTTTTCATTCTCGTTCTTAATTTTTTATAATCGTTTTTTTCAGTCATCGGTTTTTTTCCTTTCATCAAATGTTGGCCTGTCATCAAGATGCGTCATCTGTCTTGCTTCAAAGAAAAGAAGAATAGCAAGCGCAGCGGATGCATGCCATAAATGGCTAAATCCACTTTCAGGGTCGTTTTCTTCCCTGTACCACCAAGCCCACAGATGTCTTTGCACAGCAGACCACGCTTTTGAATAGTTATAACCTTTTGCAAAGTCCCACGGTGCGTATTTTTCTGTAGCAAACTCCATCACTTTTGCTACACCTTCGATAAGCTCAAAAGGAACTAAGTCAATGCGCAGTTTTCCTTCATCTTTTTTCATACCTTCTCCTAATTTGTTATTAGAAGTCATAATCTCCTCCAATAGCAGTTTTTCCAGTTTTAGTCATTTTAACTCCAGTTTCAGTTTCAATCAGCCACCCATTTTTGATTGCTGTTTTTTTATATTTAGTGACTGTACTTTTACCAATATTAAGTTCACTTTTTATATCTTCATATGATCTACCATCGCAAACCATCTGAAGCGCACGTTCCTTTTTCGAAGAGCCTGACTGCCCAATGCTCCAGATTAAATCCTTGTTTTCAGGATTTCCTACTATTTTAAAACCAATCGGAGCAATCGCAGTTCCTGCAATGTGTCGTGACTTTTCGAAAATCAAGTCAACATCGACACCGATCATGGCATCGTTAACCGTTCTTTTTAAAACGATAACGGTGTCCAGTGCATCTTCTCTTGCGCTAGTTCCTCTCTGTTGTCCGCTTTTCCCTGCATGATGGACTAAAACCACAGCACAGCCTGTTTGCTTAACTACATTTACCCATAATGCAATGCTATCCCACGCTGAAGAATCGTTTTCCTCAATTCCAGTAGTTAGGGCCGAGATGTTATCAAGAAAAAGGAGTTTAATATCTTTTTTAATAACTTCTTCTGTGATAAGGTCCTGCCACTGTTGTTTAGCAATGTTTATGGGCTGTCCACCATTTTGTAAGTTCAAACCAGATGACATTATGTACCAGTTTGTAACTTTTTCATCAACATTAGCACTTAACCCATTTACACGATCACGCACATGCTGAGGAAGCATTTCACCATCAACATATAAAGTGTTAACAGGTTCTTTTACTTCCCAATTTCCAAAATCCGTGCCATGCGACACAGCTAATGAAAGCGATAAAGAAAGAAACGTTTTACCCACTCCACGCTGGGCGTATATCATGTGAACCGAACCATACGTTAGCCAAGGTGTCATGATCATTTTGATTTCTGGCA